ATTCAGTTGGAATTGCAACTACTGGAATTAGCGGAATATCTACTGGATATTATTTTGTGGTTAAAAATTCAAATATTGGATATGGATTAACTTCATTAGATTCAAATAAATCAATTATTGGTATAGGATCAACATTTATTGACAATATCTACCAAGCAACATCAGTATCTATTGCACAGACTAGTGTTCCTGGAATAGGAATTACATATGTGGCAAAGGTAACTGTTAGTGTTTCTAGTTATAATGGATTAGTTGGACTAGGATTTAGTGAATTTTACGGAGAATATTCTTGGGGAATAATTTCAAACTTTATCAGAAAAAATCCAACAAATTTCAATATTTTAACTTCTTCAACTGATAACACACCAGTTATAAGAAGATTAAAATCTCTAGAATATGTTGGTTATTCCACTCTATAAATAGATAAAAAGTTCATTTAAAATGTCTGCAATTATAACTGACCAATTAAGGATATTAAATGCAAAGAATTTTGTATCCTCAGCGACTACATCCGACAATTCTTATTATGTTTTTATTGGTCTACCAAATGCAACAGATTATCTAGATACTTGGGATTCATTTCCACCTTCTCCAAAGGATAATTTTGACCAAGAAAGTGATTATTGGGACACTATGATCGCTCTTAAAAAAATCAAGAGTGATGATGTAAAGCAAGTCGTAAGAAAAATAACTTGGAAATCTGGAACTACTTATGATATGTATCGTCATGATATAAGTAGAACAAATCTTTCAGTACCTTCACAATCTACCAGTTTATATTCATCAAATTACTATGTTGTCAATAGTGAATATAAAGTTTATATTTGTTTAAATAATGGAATTAGTCCAGAAAATCCTGAGGGAAGACCTTCATTAGATGAACCGACATTTACGGATCTAGAACCAAGAGAAGCAGGAGATAGTGGTGATGGATATATCTGGAAATATCTTTTTACTATATCACCAAGCGATATAATAAAATTTGATAGTATTAATTTCATTCCTGTGCCAAAAAATTGGGGAGGAGATATTTCTACTTCTTCTATAAAATCTAATGCACAAACTAGTGGACAAATTAAGACTATCGTAATTAAAGATAGAGGATCTAATGTAGGTCCTGTAAATAGTGTTTATACAAATGTACCTATAAGAGGTGATGGTAATGAAGCAACTGCAACAGTAATTATCAATAATGAGTCTCAAGTAGAATCAATTACTGTTTCAAATGGAGGATCTGAATACACTTATGGCACTCTAGATTTGTCGGATACTGGTATAAATTTTACAGAAGTTGGGTTTAATCCACCTGAATTTGATATTATTATTCCTCCTAAGGGTGGTCATGGATTTGATATTTATAGAGAACTTGGAGCATTTAATGTTTTAATTTATTCTAGAATAGAAAATGATACTGAAAATCCAGATTTTATCATAGGTAATCAAATTTCTAGATTTGGTGTAATAGAAAATCCTCAAAGATATAATTCTTCAGATTTGTTAAATGAGGATAAAGTAAGTTCATTATATGCTGTAAAACTTACTGGAAATATTCAAGATGCGATTTTTGCTCCAGATAGTGAAATAACACAAACTGTATCTACAGGAAATACTGCTATAGGTAGAGTTGTTTCTTATAATTCAAACACTGGAGTTTTAAAATATTGGCAAGATAGAACAAATTACGGATTTAATTATGATGAAACAAGAAATAATTCTCCCGTTTATGGATTTGAAACTATAAAATTTACTGCATTTCCTGGAGATGGAGGAGATTTAGTAATTCAAGGAGAAGATATTAATCTTTCAATTGATACTACTTTTGGAACTCCTTCATCTCCAGGTATAACAACCCAGATAAATAATAAGACATATAATCTTGGACAAGAGTTTCAATATGGTATTTCAAATCCAGAAGTTAAAAAATATTCTGGAAATATCATTTATGTAGATAACAGACCTTCAATCACAAGGTCTCAAAATCAAAAAGAAGATATCAAAATCATTTTGCAATTTTAAAGAATCATGCCTCAAGAAACTAATTTCAATGTCTCCCCATATTTTGATGATTTTGACGCAAATGATAACTACTATAAAGTTCTTTTTAAACCTGGATATCCAATTCAGGCAAGAGAACTTACTAATTTGCAGTCAATCCTTCAAAATCAAACAGAACAGTTTGGAAGGCATATCTTTAAAGATGGTTCTGTAGTAATTCCAGGGCAGGTTAGGATTGATAATCCTATTAATGCTGTTGAAATAGAGTCTGAATTTTCAGGAACTCCAGTATCACTATATTTTGACCAACTTCTTGGCAAAAGAGTTAGGGGATCAAGCAGTGGAGTTACTGCAGAAATTTTCTATCTACTTTCTTCTACAGAATCTGAAAGAAATAATTTCACATTATATGTGAAATATTTGCAAAATGGTGGAGATAATTTTACAAATACTCAATTTTTTGACGGAGAATCTTTAATTTTAGAAACTCCATTGACATATGGTGAATTAGGATTTACCATTCAGTCTGGACAGGCAGTATGTAATACTATTGCATCTAATTCAAATTCTCAAGCATCTTCTGTAATTGTCTCAGAAGGAATTTACTTTATCAGAGGTATATTTGCAAGAGTTTCTGAGCAAAGAATACTGTTAGATCAATATTCAACTAATCCTTCATATAAAGTTGGATTTGATATTATTGAAAGTATAGTAACTGCTGATCAAAATCAACAATTATTTGATAATGCAAAGGGTTTCTCTAACTATGCAGCTCCCGGTGCTGATAGATTTCAATTAGAATTGCAACTAACCAAAAAAACTCTTGATGATAATGAAACTGCTAATTTTGTAGAAATATTAAGAATAGAAAACGGAAATCTAATATTTTTTAATAAGAAATCTGAGTATAGTTTAATTAGAGATGAACTAGCAAGAAGAACTTATGATGAATCTGGCGATTACATTGTAAAACCATTTAATCTATTTGTTAGAGATTGTTTAAATGATAGAGTATTAACTGATGGTGTTTATTTTGAAGATCAAATAACAGAATCTGGAAATACTCCATCTGAAGATTTGATGCTTTATCAAATTAGTCCTGGAAAGGCATATGTAAATGGTTATGATATTGAAACAATTTCAACTACTTCATTAGATGTTAAAAAACCAAGAACAACAAATACTTTAAGTGATCAAATTGTTACATATAATTCAGGATTAAAAATTGTTGTAAATAATGCTTATGGTTCTGCTAGTATTGGATTAGGAACAACAGCGACAGTTAGTTTAATGGATTCTCGTATTGGAGGATCTGCTCATGTTGCATCTGGCACTACAATAGGTATTGCTAGGGTATATGATTTTATACCAGAATCTGACTATGTTGATGATAAAAGTAGACTAAATTTAAGACTTTTTGATATTCAAACTTATACTAAAATTGGACTAACTACTTCTATTACTTCTCTCACTACACCTGCATATATTAAAGGTAAGAAAAGTAATGCTTCGGGATATCTGAAAGAAAGTATTACAAATTCAAGAGAATTAACTCTTTATAATGTTTCTGGAACATTCTTAGAAAATGAACAGATTGCAATTAACGGAATTGATGATGGAAGATTGATTAATGAAGTTGTAGATTATGATATTTCAAGTATAAAATCAATATATTCTAAAGTTGGCGTTTCAACATTTAATGCTGATGCGGTATTAGATCGTAGTTCTTTAATTGCACCAGTTGGAACTACATTTTCAGTAAGTTCAGTTTCTGGAGGAATAAGTACTGTAACCGCCGGATTGCAAAATAATTTTGCAACTATAATCAAAAAAGGTGATATAATTTCATATTCCAATCCTAATTTAACTGGAGATGTAATTTATAATAAAGTTGAATCTGTAAGTTTAGCGGGAACATCTTTCACAATATCTGGAATTACAACTGTTTCTGGAATTTGCGATGGTTCTTTGCCTGGTTCAAATATTGAAGTATCTGATATTTCTACCATATTTACTTCAATTGATGATACTAACTCTTCATTATTAACAGAGTTGGGAAGATATAATATTTCTTCTCTCAATTTGGAAAATAATGAAATTCTTCAAAGAAGAACTTATACAAAAACATTTAATAATGGATTTATTCAAATTCAAATCACTGAACCAGATCTTTTCTTTGCAACATTTGATGAGGATAGATTTGTAATTACTTATTCTGATGGTTCAATTGAACCTATGAGAAGTGATAAGTTTGACTTAGATACTACTAAAAAGATTTTAACATTCTATGGATTAACAAAAACAAGTGAAACTGCTGAAATTATTGCCACTGTAAAAAATGTTAAACCAAATTCTAAACTTAAGAAATTAAATAAAGTTAATGTTTTAACAATTGATAAGTCAAAATATACTTCTTCTGGAATAGGAACAACAACTCTTAATGATGGATTGACATATAGTAATGTATATGGAGTAAGAGTTCAAGATGAAGAAATTTGTCTAAATGTTCCCGATATTGTTAGAGTATTGGCAGTTTATGAATCATCTACTATTGCTGAACCATCTTTACCTAGATTAGAATTACCTGGTTCAACTAATGGAGCATTTATTATTGGAGAAAATATAGTAGGTTCCACTAGTGGATCTGTTGCACTTGTAGTCAATAAAGTATCTACAAATATAATTCAATTTGTATACTTAAATTCTTATAAATTTGTTGAGAACGAAGTAATTACAGGAAAAGATTCTGGTGCTACATCTATAATTAATTCCAAAACATTGGGTGATAAAAATATCACTCAAAATTTCATTCTAGATGATGGTCAAAGAGAAACCATCTATGACTATGGAAGAATCATTAGAAAACAAAATACATCAGATCCTAATAGAAAAATAAAAATTATTTTTCAGAATTATGTCGTAGATTCTACAGATAATGGAGAATTTTTTACTGCAAATAGTTATCCATCCGATGGATTCAAGCATGATGTTCCATTATTCAATAACTTAAGAGTTTCTGATTACATTGATATTAGACCAAGAGTATCCAATTATGTATTGGGTGCAAATTCAAAATCACCATTTGAATTTAACTCAAGAAATTTTGCTGGACAAGGGCAATATTCACAATATACTCTAGCTCCTGATGAAAATATAAGAGTTTCATACTCATATTACCTTTCAAGAATAGACAAAGTTTATCTAACTCCAGACGGAACTTTTAAAGTTATTCAAGGACTTCCAAATGATATTCCTATTTCTCCACAAATTCCAGCAAATGTTTTAGATATTGCAACTATTAGTATTCCTTCATATCTCTATAATACTAAAAATGTAAATATTGAAATATCTCAGCACAAGAGATATAGAATGTCTGATATTGCATTATTAGAAGATAGAATTCAAAGAGTAGAAGAATATACTACACTTACACTTCTAGAATCTAAAACTGATAATTTAGTAATTAAAGATGCTTCAACTGGATTAGATAGATTTAAATGTGGATTTTTTGTTGATAACTTTAGTTCTCATAACTATCATGATTTACAGAATCCACAATTTAAATGCTCAATTGATACCAGCAATAATACTTTAAGACCTTCACATTATACAACATCTTTAGATTTACAACTTGGTTCTGAAGCAATATCTGGGGTTGGTAATACATATAATCCTACTCAAGATCATTCCTATGTTTCAGATTTGGGTTCTGTTGGAGTTAAGAGAACTGGTGAATTAGTTACTCTAAATTATAATGAATTTCTTTATGATGAACAAGTTCTTGCATCAAGAACTGAAAATGTAACACCATATATTGTAAGTTATTGGCAAGGTTCTGTAGAACTTAGACCATCTTTTGACAATTGGATACATGAATTTTCAGTACCACAATTACCACAATGTCCTTCTGATGATTCACCTGTTAGTACAGATCCTCCTACTGATCAGAATGGAATACCTCCATTTGATTGGTTATCAAATGCTAGAAGTATATTAGGTAACTTAAGAAAAGTAGGTAGAATTAAAATAGGTTCTAGATATAAAAAAGGAAGAAACTTGGATTTATTGTCACAAGATTTAGTTGACAATAAAATTAGTACTGGAATTGTTAATGGTGATACTATTAGACTTGAATTAAAATCTAAAGGTAATCGTAAAAAATTAAAAGCAAATGAAATTCAATTAATAAGAAGTCTTTTCCCTGCAGATGTTGCAAATAACTTTATTAATCAAGTAACTAACGAAAATTTCTGGAAATACGGAAATAAAAAAGGAGTTATATCACTAGAATTTACTCCAGGAAATGGAAAACCCAATACTCCTATAACAGATGTAGGAGGAAATCTTGATATTCCAGATTCTCCAAATCTCGAAGATTCTACTGTTACAACAAATGAGCAAATAATTTATCTAAGAAGTAGAAATATTGAATTTGATGTAAAAGGACTAAAACCAAGAACTTTATTCCATCCATTTTTCCAAGGAATTGATGTAAAAAATTATGTCATTCCAAAATTATTAGAAGTTGAAATGATTTCTGGTAAATTTGAAATTGGAGAAACCGTAGAAAGTGATCCACATTTTACTTCATCAAAAATTAAATTTAGACTTTGCTATCCAAATCATAAAACTGGAAGTTATAATGCACAATCTACTACAGAATCTTTAAAATATAAATTAAATCCATATACTCAACAACCTTTCCAAGATAATTATACTGAATCATCTACTGTTCTTAATGTAGATACATTGGCATTACAATTACCATCTGAAAATTTTTATGGATCAGTTTCTATTGGAATGAATATTATTGGCAAAACTAGTGGTGCAGTTGCTAGAGTATCAAATGTCAGATTAGTTTCTGATAATAGCGGAAGATTAATAGGATCATTATTCATTCCTAATCCTAATATATCTGGAAATCCAAAATGGATTAATGGCGAAAATACTTTTATCATTTCAGATTCTACAACATTGTCATCTAATCAGGCATTAGCATCTCAGAGTGGTGCTATGATTCAATTCAAATCATCAGGTACTGAAATTATTGAAGAAACAAATATCATTACAACAAGAGAACCTGAAATTAAAATTACTAAAGATCCTGTAGTAACAGAAGATATTGTAAGAATAACAATACCTGAGTATACTAAAAAAAGAAGAAGAGCAAGAAAAGATCCTCTTGCACAATCATTTGTTGTTGAAGATGAAACTGGCATTTTTATAACTTCTGTTGAAGTTTATTTTGAAACAAAAGATGATGAAATTCCAGTAACTCTACAAATTCGCCCAATGATTGCTGGAGTTCCAAGTGAAGTTATAATTCCATTTTCTGAAGTTGTATTGGATCCTGATAATATTAATCTTTCAACTGATGGATCAGTTTCTACTAAATTTACTTTCCCATCACCAGTATATCTAAGTGGACCTCAAAAGCAGGTAGTTAGACATTCAGACTCAACTTTTGACCAAAGTTGTGAATATTCAATAGTATTACTATCTGATAGTCCTAATTATCGTGTTTTCATATCGCAGATGGGTGAAAGTGATCTCATAAGTGGTGTTAAGATTTCTCAACAACCAACTTTAGGTTCACTATTTAAATCTCAAAATGGTTCAACATGGACTCCTTCTCAGTTAGAAGATTTAAAATATAAAATAAATCGTGCAGAGTTTGTAACTGAAGGATTAGTTAGATTTTATAATCCAAAACTTTCCTTAGCGAATAATAAGATAACTGTAACTGCAGAAAACAATTTCTTACCATTATCTAAGAAAATTGTAGTGGGACTTGGTTCTACTGGTTATAGTACCACAAATGTTACTCCTGGCGTAACTTTGAAGCAAGGTTCTGCTACTGGAAAACTTATTGGTATTGGTGGTAGTATTACTTCTGGTGGAATAGGTGCTACTATCTCAAATATTGGAGTTGGTTATACAAATGGAACATTTACAAATGTAATATTAGTAACTGAAACTGGAAATGGAAAAGGTGCGATAGCAAGTATTGGAGTTGTCAATTCAGGTATCGCAACTGTAACAATTACTGATGGAGGATTTGGATATCAAGTTGGAGATTCTCTCAAAATCCCAACAATGGGTCAAAATGTCGGATTTGGTGGAAAACTTACGGTATCTCAAATTTCTTCTAATAATGCATTTATTATTGATAATATTCAAGGTCAGTTTGCAGTTGGTATTACCACTTTAAATTATATCAATTCTTCTGGAACTGAAGTACAAACTGGAGTTGGTGTTACTATTTCACAGTTATTCAATGATTCTTATTATGATGGTCTTCATATGAAAGTTTATCACAAAAATCATGGTATGCATTCTTCTGAAAATTATGTAAAGATCTCAAAAATGAGACCTTTAAATACGGAAGTTAACTCCAAAACTACTTCGGAGATTTCTAAAACTGATACTTCCATATTCTTACAATCTGGTTCAGGAGCATCTTTTGCCACATTTGAAGGAATTGCAGTAAGTAATCTAAATCCAGGATATGTGATTATTGGAAATGAAGTAATTGGTTATACAAGTGTTTCTGGAGATACTTTAATATCAGGAGTTTCTCTAAGAGGTGTTGATGGCACAGAAGTTCAATCATACAGTATTGGTGTTCCAGTTTACAAGTATGAATTTAATGGAATTTCTCTAAGAAGAATCAATAAAGTACATAATTTTGCAGAAGTTGATTTACAAAATCATCCAATTGATTTGGATAGTTATTTCATAAAGATTGATACTTCATCTGATGACTTTGACAATAATTTGATTGGAAAAGATAGAACTAATAATCTATTCTTTAAAGAAACATCTCAAACTGGAAAATCTGGAACAGAAATTTCAAACAATATTCAATATGAAGTTCTTACTCCAAATATAAATTATATACTTCCAACACAAACAAATATGACTTCTCGCATTAGAACATTTACTGCGACAAGTATTGGAGGTAATGAAAATTCATTTGTTGATGCAGGATTCCAAGAGATTCCATTAGATTCTAGAGTTTACTTTAAGACTCCCAGACTAATTGCCTCTGAAATTAATGAAAGTAAGTCTATTCCAAATACTCCAGGAAATAGATCATTCTCAATGGAATTCTTGATGACTACTGAGGATTCAAGAGTATCACCTGTGATTGATATTCTTCCTTCTCCTTCAGTGATTCTAACATCAAATATATTGAATAATCCAATTGGACTACAAACTGCAACTTCTTATGCTCTAGATGATAATATAAGGAGTCTTTATGATGATCCTCATGCCGCTATTTACATCAGTAATCCAATTTCACTCACAATTCCTGCCAATTCATTGAAGGTTCTTTTAACTGCAAATAAAGACCAATCAAATGATATTCGTGTTCTATATCAATTGTTTAGGCAAGATTCTTCTGAGTCATCAATAAATTGGGAACTATTCCCAGGATATTCTAATTATCAAATTGATTCTCAGGGTATTAAGCGTGTAATTGATCCATCCAATAATGATGGTTCCGCAGATTATTCAGCAAAAGAATCTTCTGATGGTCTATTTAAAGATTATACATATACTGTTGATGATTTACCAGATTTTACTGGATTTGCAATTAAAATTGTAATGGTAGGGGAAAATCAAGCATCTCCTCCAATTATATCTCAATTAAGAGCAATCGCCACTGCAAAACCAGTAATATAAAATTATGGATTACATTAAAGTCAAAGATAAAGATAATCTTGTTAGAGATCCAATATCAAATGGTATCATTAATACTGATGTAGAAGCATATAACAAGTATGTTCAAAACTACAAAAGAACATATAATGAGTCTCAAAAAATAAAAAACTTGGAAAATGATATGAATAATATCAAAAATGATATTAGTGAAATTAAAAATTCATTGAGGAATTTGGCAAATGGATCCTAACACTATCAATCTAGAAAATGTGAATAAAATGTTTGAATATGAAAAAATAGTGAGGGATATAGATAGTATAGATGACATTGAAATTATTAAAAATTATGCTAAATCTTATGTTAAATTATATCTAAAACAACAAGAAGTTATATCAAAACTATAATGGCACAACCATCCTCTAGGCAAGAATTAATTGATTATTGTTTGAGAAAACTAGGTGCTCCTGTATTGGAAATTAATGTCGCACAGGAGCAAATTGAAGATCTCGTTGATGATGCTATTCAATTATTCCAAGAAAGGCATTTTGATGGTGTTTATCAAACATTCTTAAAGTATAAAGTTACGCAAGAAGATATTGATAGGGGAAGGGCAAAACATATTGATGGAGTTGGTGTTGCAGTTACATCAGCAACTGCAAATATAGTGGGAACTGCAACTACCTTTAATTACTTTGAAAATAGTAATTATCTTCAAGTTCCTTCACATGTAATAGGAATAACTAAAATTTTTCAATTTGAAGGATCAAATACAATTGCCAGTGGGATGTTTAGTATTAAATATCAACTATTTTTAAATGATATTTACTATTGGGGATCTACAGAACTTTTAACTTACTCTATGGTTAAAACTTATCTTGAAGATATTAATTGGTTGTTGACTACTCAGAAACAAATTCGTTTTAATAAAAGACAAGATAGATTGTATTTGGATATTGATTGGGCAAGTTTAAAAGTTGGAGATTATTTAATTCTAGACTGCTATAGAATGATGGATCCAAATGATTATTCTAAAGTTTGGAATGATTCTTTCTTAAAACCATATTTAACTTCATTAATTAAAAGACAATGGGGAATAAATTTAAGTGCTAAGTATAGAGGCATGAAACTTCCGGGTGGAATAGAATATAATGGAAGAGAATTATTTGAAGATGCTCAAAGAGAAATTGATGCATTGATTGAAAAAATGTCAAATACTTATGAACTTCCTCCTCTAGATATGATCGGATAAACTCATGCTAAATCCTTTCTTTTTAAATGGATCTAAAACAGAACAAGGTCTTTTTCAAGATTTGATAAATGAATCTTTGAGAATGTACGGTGTTGATGTTTATTATTTGCCTCGTAGATATGTTACAGAAAAAACTGTAATAAAAGAAGTTATTGAATCTCATTTTAACTTTGCATATCCAATTGAGGCATATGTAGACTCATATGAAGGTTATGGTGGACAAGGTACTATCTTGTCTAAATTTGGTATTCAAGAATTGGATGATTTAAATTTAATTATTTCTAGAGAAAGATGGGAAAATTATATTTCCAAATTAATTAAAAATACTCCTGATATAAAGTTATCCTCAAGACCAAAAGAAGGAGATTTAATTTATTTTCCTTATGGTAATAGATTATTTGAAATTAAATATGTTGAGCATGAAAAACCTTTTTATCAATTAAGAAAGAATTATGTTTATGAACTCAGATGCGAACTCTTCAGATATGAAAATGAGATTATTGATACCGGAATAGACTTTATAGATAATCCAGACAGTGGAGGATATGATGGAGATGGAACTGGAGATAATCTAGATGATAGAGAACAATACTCAGTGACACAAACTTTACAACTTGTCGGAATAGGTTCTACTGCATCTGCTGTTACAAATATTGTAAATGGTGGTGTTAGATTTGTAACTATTACAAATAGAGGATCTGGATACAAATCTGCTCCTACAGTTGCATTTTCAAGTTCTCCTCAAGGTACTGCAACTGGAATAGCAACAATGATAGGTGGTATTGTTGATTTATGTGAACCAAATCAAACTTTGTTGAGAGTTCAGGGCGTTGAACTTACAAATTCTGGATATGGATATACTGTTGCTCCACAAATCTCATTTACAGGAGGAGGTGGTCAAGGTGCGGAAGCATTTGCAACAATAGGTAATGGTATTGTTGGAATTATTACAGTAATAAGTAGTGGTTCTGGTTATTTAACTGCACCTTCTATCAATTTTATAGGAATATCTTCCGTTTCTGCAGAAGCAAAAGCAATAATTAGTCAATCTGGAGAAATCACACAGATCCGAATAATAAATTCTGGATTAGGATATACTCAAGCACCTCAAATACAAATAGGATCTCCGACAGTAATGGTTGGATTTGGAACTTATCAATATAATGAAGTTGTTG